GAATTTCCAAGTTCCTGTAGGCAAGCCATTTAAGCCAATTACGGGACAAGCTATCTGATTAGTCTTTCCCGCCCATGCCCCAGTAGCTCCTGCGGGGACAATATAGTAGCTATCTATATTTTGAGGAATTGGGGGTGTGGCAAGGGTACGGGAAAGAATAGGCGCGGAGCCTATAGAAATAAGTCTAAATAGCTCGTTCGCTATTTGTTCCTTATATTCCTGGGAAGATGCCAGTAATAATCCATTAGAGCCGAATATTGTCCCAGCCATCTCCAAATTCCTCTGCCATCTTAGCTTTTACCCAGTTATTGTTTTCAATTTTACAAAGACTTTTCAAGTAAGCCTCGTAATTATTCAAGTCTTTTACAGTATAGTCTTTTTTGAAGATTGCGTGTAACTTCCAAGATTTAGGGGGCATCCAGTCTTTGCTTAGTCTAGGATTTTTAAATGTTTTGATCATCCATCCCCGGACACTTTCAATATGCTCACCTTTTTTGTAAGCTTCTCTGAGAGCGTACTTGTAGGCTAGGTATAATTCTCTGTCTTTATCGTGAATTATAATCTCTAGTCTTTCGTTGGCGATTTGTTTTTTTTCTTTTGTTGGAAATTCATAGCCACAATGAGGACAAATACGAGCGGAAGCGTAGGTTATTTTATTGCAATTTTCGCACTCTTTAGTCGGAGCTTGCCCTTTTTGGGCATCAGAAGACGTAGAAAGTTGAGAATAATCTACATCTTCAATAAATCCGTGTTCGGTTACGTTCCCCGCCTGATCTAAAACAAGACAATCAACTTTATCTAACCAGCTACAAAGCCGTTGACCCCGACCGGTCATCTGAATATAAAGAGTTTTGCTTTTTGTTGGTCTGGCATGAATAATGCAAGAAATTGCGGGTAGGTTGAATCCTATTCCACAAGTGTTAATATTTACAATCCCCCGCAATCTCAATTCAGCTACTTTTCTAAATATTTCTCTTCTTTCCTGTTCTGGTGTTTCGGCTGTAATAACAGCCGTGGGAACACCCCTCTCATTAAATTCTGTACAGAGGCTTTTAGCGTGTTCCACACCCGCGGCAAAACAAACGAATTGTCTCCCTTGACCGAGCCTGCGATACTCGGAAACTGTTGATTTTACCGCCTCAAGACAACGAATCTCTAACTGACTAGCATCAAAGTCACCGCCATTAATTTTTACTCCTTTAGTATTAATTTTATTTTTAGTTCCGAAGTAAACGCAACCGACAAGCGCGTTCCGTTCGATCATTTCTTTTGGAGTAGGGCCGGTTATTTGAACCTCAAAAATATCTCCCAACTCTTCACGCTTTGATAACCGCCACGGGGTTGCTGTTAGTCCAATTACGAGGCGATTATCTACTGGCAGGGGTTTCCCTGAAAAAAGATGCTGTTGTTTACGAATTACTTCCCATGCTGAGTTTATTTCTTGCAATATCTCTTTTGACTCAGCGTGAATTAACGCAAGATGTCTGTATTTTTCCTTAGCTTCATCAAAAGTGATTTTGTAGGGTTCTATATCTTCTCTTTCTACGGCAATCCCTAATACCGCTAATTCATCACGAATATCTTTAATTGAGGTTGTTTGTTTACCGTTCTTAAGATTAGTAAAATTATCCTTAAACCATTGGCAATAAGCTGATAAATGAACTTCATCGGCTAGTATTACTTCGGGATTAAACCAAGTAATATCGCGCCCTCTAGATAAGGTTTGAGTCGTTGCAATTTGAACCAGTTGACTTCTATCTTCTTTATAACCACCAGCAATTACTCCGGCAGTTAATCCAAATTTCCCCAAAGTTTCTAGGGTCTGTTCTATGAGTACCGTAAAAGGTACTACGATTAAAGTCCGTCGCTGTCTTTTTACGGCGGCATCGTAGATTATTTGACAAAAAAATACTGTTTTTCCCCATCCGCAAGGGGCAACTGTCAAAGCTCTTTTGTGGATTTTTAGAGCATCATACAGTTCTCTTTTAAGAGCTTTTTGGTCATCTCTTAATTGAATTTGTGGTTTGGTCGGTACGAAAAGTGTTTGTGTTTGTAGTGCTAGTGTCATGATATTAGGTGATTGTCTTGATAAAATTTAGTATAGCTTCTGCTATTTCGCCTGTCTTGTCACGAATAAAGGTAATCTCCTCTTGTTTGTCAGAGATTCCATATCCTGAGTAATACCCATTGTCTGGATCACCATACTCTTTACACATGGCTATTTTTTTTATTTTTCCTGTTCTTAAATCAAATATCGTACCAGTTACTCTAATTTCTGGTATGAAGCTAAAGCTTGGTATAAAACCACAAAAAACTCTGACATGGGATATGGTCTGACTATCTAAAATAACTTTGGCATTACCTATTAGGTAAATTTGTTGATCAAACTTTATTTCCCATTCCGACCAAAGAAAATTTTTAAACGCCCAACTGTTCCAGTCAGAATTATCGTTATATTCTTTGTGACAAAAAGCCGCAATTTTTTTAAGTATATCTATTTTGTTCATTAGTATTAATCCTTAATCTCAATTGTTTTGATAAAACCTAAAATAGTCTCCATTATCTTTGTTGCTTCTGGAATCAATATATTGAACTCTTCTTTGTTTCCGATTGGATAAAGATTATATCTTGAAGTTTCATTGTTTCTGTCAAGACTGTAGTTCCAATGCAGGACAACCAAAGACCCGCCTAACGTACCTTCTATTGTGATTTTTTCAAAGCATTTGTTTATCAATTGATATTCAGTCGAAATTTCTCGACATTCAATCAAAACTTCATACTTTTTGTTTTTTATTAACTTACCATAAGTTTTGTAAAGATAATCTTCGTTAATTACCAAAGTTCCTATTAAACGAATACATTTGTCGTCTGCGACTGTATCCCACTCTGAGATGTCCACTGTATCGTATTCGGAGATACTCATCTGCTCAAAAGTTTTTTTAAAGAAATCAGAGATTTCTTTAAGTGACGCTTTTTTTAATAGTTCCATTGTTATTACCTCAAATACAAATAACTAAATCGCTGACACAAACATTGACAAATTCCTTGCAGTCGTATCGAGAATTATTGCAAGCTTGAATAATAGAGGTATTTTCTTCAACAGAAATAATCATTCCTGACCCTTTATAAAGAATACGATGACCAATGAAGTCTCTAGTTATCGGGTCGTATATTGGCTTGTTTGTAATCGAATAAACTAGATGAGAAGTATCTATTCGGATACAATTTAATTTACCACGGTTTATTACTACTTTAAAATTATCGATAACTTCAATTACCTTAGCTGGAATACGTTCCTTTAGGCGGAAGTCCTAACTCTTTGTTTGTCGCCATTGTTTTAACTCTTAGTAATGTTTTTACTCTTGGATTTCATCGAGAATAAAGTTAAAAATATTTAACATTATTTTTCGAGTTTCTCTGTATTTGTTATCAAAATAATCAGATTTTGACTTTCTAATATAATTAAATGCTATTTGATTCTCATAAGGATAGTTATTGTCTCTATCGTCAGGGTTTATCCATAATTCAAACGTGCCTACATAATACGCTTCGCATGAAACACGCTTAAGCGGACTATCCAGAAAAACCTCTATTATTAATTCATCAGGAAAAAGTGGACACTGAATTATATTATTTTCAGGGTCAAGATTCCATTTTAAATTTGGATAACTTCTGTGACAGAATTCCAATATTTTTTCTGTTACTTGTTTTATGTCCATTTGTTACTCCTATTTACTCTTGGATTTCATCGAGAATAAAGTTAAAAATATTTAACATTATTTTTCGAGATTGTTTGGATAATACCCAATCTTTTTCGTTCCATATTTTGTCTGTCTCATAAAGAGTAAAATCTATGTCACTATTTTTTTCAAAATTCATCCAAACGTGAAACGTGCCTAGCCAGACTATAGGAGATGATATTTTAGAAGAGCCTAAAATATATTCAAATTCACATTCTTTGTGAACCCCTAATGTTAATTCAATAAAAGAATCTGATCCATAAATATATGTTGAGTCTTTTCTTGCAGATTTGATGTCCCATCTTAGATTTGGGTGTTGTTCTCTGCAAAACTTAAATAGTTTTTCCGCTACTAACTGTGTGTCCATGTGTTGCTCCTATTTACTCTTGAATCTCATCGAGAATGAAATTAAAAATGTCTAGCATTACTTTTCGGTATTGACTAACTAATTTCCAATCTTCTGCACTCCATAGCTCATGTCTATAATAGGCAAGATTCTCAAAAACTATAATGTCTTCATACCAATCATGACAGAACTCAGTAGGAGGATTTATCCAAATTTTAAACCTTCCTATAAGATTATCTTGCCACTGAACACACTTAAGTCGTCCGTCTAATCCCGTACAAAAACCGTATCTAATCTCTATGTTGTCATTAGAAAAAGTTAAGCATTGAATGATTTTGTAGTCATTATCTGTAAAATCAAAATTCCAGTCTAAATCTGGGTATTTTTCTTTACAGAAATTGAATATTTTTTCTGCTGCTTGTTGTGTGTCCATCAGTGTTACTCCTATTTAATCTTGGATTTCGTCTTCAATAAAATTAAAGATTTCTCTTACTATTTTTCTGGCTTTTTTTACTAAAAGCCAGCTATCATCATTCCACTCGTCATGAGTGGCAATCGTAAACTCTAACTCGCCATTCTTGTCATGGTTTAGACTTACTTGAAAGCTACCTGACCAGGGAAGTAAGGATTTTTCTTCTGATTGAGATATTCGAAGCAACCCTAGTATATAATCGTAAGTAGCTTCTTTTTCGTAAGAATAACGCTCTTGTTTTTCTTCTGAGCGAATTTCTAGCTCCAGTTTAAACAAAGAGCAAGAGCCAAGAATAAGTGAAACATCCTTACAATTATCAATGCCACTATGATAATCCCAAGACCATTTTAAATCTGGATATTTTTCTTCACAAAAATTAAACAGTTTTTCCGCTACTAACCGTGTGTCCATTAGTATTACTCCTGTTGGGTGAAATTACTAGGAAATACCTACTGATTCCTCTACTAGAATACCACGATGCCCGTTGCGGCTTAAAGCGTCTAAATAAGCCATTAATCGGCTTTCGTGCATAGAAGTTTTAATCTTACAAGGTTTATTTTTTCTATCTATTGTCCTGATCGTGTATCTCATTGTCTCCAATCCTTTAGGTGTTTTTTGCAATAATCTAAATGCGCTTTAAGTCTTTTAGCAGACTCTTGCTCATCTGTTCCTCTGATAAGTCCTTTGTTCTTATCAATGTCATCCTGACTTGATAATTTAGCCCATGTTTTTTTAGTTTCTTCTGTCATGATTACACCTTTACTTTTTTAAAACCTCGTTGTTCCAAAACTTTATTATACTCTTGAATTTTAGAGTATAAAATGTCACGTTTTTTTTGGACATTTTCTCCAGATTCTTTTTTAGAACTTCGATATTGTCCAGCATAGAAATTAGCGTAATAACTAATTTGAGCAGTGTTCATGTTTACGATAAGCTTCATGATTTCCTCCTTAATTCATTACTTAAATCTTACATCATTTTACTAGAATTGTCAAGAAATTTCTGTAAAATCTTCTTTGCAAAAACAGTAAAAATGTTCTCCTTTTGTGAGATGATCGAGTGACTCAAAGTGATAGTAGATTCCTATAGCAGTCTTAACAATCCCCAGTGGTTTGCACCGGGGAAAGACTTGACCATAGGAATTAACACGATAAACCTTTTCAGGGTATCGAGAAGGAAAGTATTGTCCGATCATAGGTACTAGAGACGGGAATTGAACCCGCAAAACTTAATTAAATCTACTCCTGACGAAACGCCCTTCCCTCACTCAATCTTTGCCAAGTTCGGTGGATTCGCAAATTTCAGTTTTGAAACAAAAAATAAAGTTATTTTTTGCATTAAGTCCCTTTTCGGTTGAAGGCTCCGTTTCAGCCTTTAGCTACCAAGCTACTCTAGCACTTCAATCCTATCAGAAACTCCTAAAATTGTCAATCCTATTAGGTACTTATATCCTGTAAATAACAATCAGAGAACGGAATTGTAAAAGTGATCACAGACCCATTTAAGATAGTTTCTACCCTCAAAAGCCATTGATCGTCAAAAGTTACTTCTATAATTTTTCCGACCGCTCTTGGTGGGATAGTTCGCTCTCCTATCTCTACAGATGCAGCCGTCCGCACTAATACCTTTTCTTTTTCAAGATCAGGCAAGTCATCGATGTGAATACCATCAGCCGATAACTCATCGATTACTGGCTCTGATTCAACTTCTACTATCTCAGTGTCAGAAACTGGTTCGGGTTTTGGTGTAGGAGTGGGAGCCTGAACAATTTCTTCTTTTATCTCTGATTGATATTCCAGAGAATCTTCTATCTCAAAAGCTTCTAATTCTTTTGGCTCTTGATAGTGTAATACCATACCCCTTAATTTGATCTCTAATCGCCCATAGCCAGCTTGCTCTAACTGAGTAAGTAGGGTACGGGCGATAGATGTATTTACTCTTTCTCCGTTAATTTTACGTCCGCCAAATTTGCCGACAACTTCCCGGGGTGTCATTTTTCCAGCAGTTTTAACGATCTCCCAGATTTCGGATAAAATGCCCTGTACTGGATTTTCGTCCTGAGACGTGACTCCTTGAATTGTCAAGAATTGACTGATATAGAAGTCGGTCATCTTAGCAGCTTTAATGGCTGTTTGTACAGGAATACTGTAAAGATTAGTATTATCTGGATCAAATATCCAATTGAGAAGATGGATACTTAATGTAAGCCTTAAAAAGGTCTTCATTTGTTTGCCTAGGTAGGAAGCAAACGATGGATTGATCGCTCGGTACTTCTTGATAAGTATCTCGTAATGGTATTTAATCCCGAAAGCGTAGTCTTCCCCGTTTGACGTAAACCAGCAATTATAAGGATCGATAATCCCATTTTCATCAGCTTCTAGGCTAATTCCACTGATTTGATTGATAATATTTTCGATACACTCGTCAATCGAGTTGGGATCTTCTGGTGGTCTGCCAGGACGAGGATCAAGGGGTTCGTGCAGTAAAAACAGATACCGAGAAACTGCCCCGTCAACATCATTGGATAAATCAAGATATTTTCTGAGTTTCTCGACTTGTATCCCACCTAATTTATTAAGTGTTTGCCCATCTAGGTAATATCTGCTGTCTTTGTTTACGCGGTCAAACGTATTTCGGATAGGGCCATTCCAGTTGCTTAAATCTCGTTGCCGGTCATTACCTTTACCACCTGATCGGTACTGATTTAATCCCTCGAAAAATCCCGATAGCTCATCATATACGACTACCCCACCTTGCCAAGAAGGTTGCGAGGACATTGTTTTTAAAATACCGTCAAGAGTCCCCTCATCGTAAAACCACCGACGCGCCTGACAATGTTCTTTCTCATAAAGACGAGGGTTGATTTCAGCGTTTGTTTTGTTTGCCTTGCGATCTGACGCTGACATCTCTTGCCATGCGGCTTTTAGATCATCTAGCTTAGATTCTTCTTTAGTAACTCTCTTCTGCTCGGCTAAATCTTTTCTTTTTAAAACCCGACAAACTTCATTTTGAGTGAGAGTTTTGCCAGTGGAAACCCCGCCCAGGTCTGCACAATAGAATATCGGGTATTCCTTCCAGCATTCCCTTTCTCTTACAGTAGTTCGGAGGTTAATTGCAAACCGGCTACCTAAAATACTTCCTAGTATTGGCCATAAAGAATGCAGTAACCGAATCGGGGGTTGATTCAAGGTTTTAGCACGACTTATAATCGCTTCAGCTAAAGGTTGGGGAAGTATTTCAAAAAGATCAATCTCTTTTTTCTGGTAATGCTTACCTTTCAGGAACCCTTCTAATCCTGATTTAATAGCGTCCCCTTCTGCTATTTCTGTTTTACGGATGTGAATTAAATGCTGTATTTCTGCTGGTTTCTTACCAGTGGCTTTTGCCCACAGATCGACTTTTTCTTGCCACTGAGTTCGGGTGATTTCGTCCTGACCAATACAGCCGTCAATGGCTGTTATTAGGTCTTGGAAGGTCATGGTTTCTGTTACTGTGACTTCCTTTTCTTTTTTCTCTTTTATTTCTTTTGGTTCATCAACTATTGAGGCTAATAATTCCTTAAGATCGATTTTCTTTTCCTCAATCCAATTGATAATATCTACCCCTTGAGAATCTGGTAAATGATCCCACAAAGGAGAATCTGGATACGCATAAAGCCATTTTGCATCGGGGAAATCTTGATAAATTTTCTGGCAGTGAGCCACTCCCCCTTTGTCACGATCGGGGCATAAAATCAGATTTGCTCCCTTTAAAGCTTCTGTGTGGGACGGTTGCCATTTTTTTGATCCGCCTATATTACAAGTGGCAACTAATCCTAGAGATTCAAGCTTTTCTACTTTAGTCTCGCCCTCAACTACAAATACCCGGGTTCCTTCTTTAATAGCCTTTTCTAGGCGGTCTTGACGATAAAGAGGTATATCTTTGTACTCAATATCACCTATGCCCCATTCCCAAGTTTTACCACTGTCTGTAGAGCGCTGCTGTTTAATATCCTTTTTCCAGATACCATTCTCTTGATAGTCTTTCCGGTACACACGGATTTTCAAGCTGTTGGCAAGAGGAGGGTAAACAAAGTATTGAGTTTTTTCGGTTTTGTAGCTGGAAAATTTGACTTCTTTTTTTAAATAGTAGATTGGCTTGCCCTGACTATCTACTTTAGTCGATTTTTCCCATCCTGGCGCAGGTTCCTGATCTCGATTACAGACTGAGAGTAAATTGCCGTCTTCAGATCTGAACATATAGCACCAGTCTGTTTTCCCGCAGTGGGGACAAGGATTGTTTTCATCAAGCTTGACACGGTTAGAACTTTGTGTTACCATAAATGTTATTGAAATAAAAGAAAAGTGTTTTGTTTACACGACCCGCCTCCGAGCGGGTTTTTTGTTGGGTAGATGGGTAGGAGGGAGCAAATCAAAGTATTTACTATCCTAGCAGAATTTTCTTGATCGGTAAATACTACACTTACACTACACCTGTAAATCCTTGCTACGCTTAGGTTTTAGGTCACGCAAAGAGTTGTAAAAGGCATCTTCGCCCTCTTTTCTAGCATTGAGTTCGTCCTCAATGGGGATAAAAAGATAGGACTTTAGTGCAATTTCAATTGCCTCTTGGGTCTTTAGGCCTAAAACCTCAGCCCTTCGACAAATTTCAGCCCATAGCTCTCGTTTTACCCGGACTGAAACAACTTTTATTGGGGCATCTTGATTAGCAGGCATGGCTTAATTTACAGAATTTTCTATATTGTATCATAAAAGTCGAGATTGCCTGTAAGTTTTTTGTAAGTTTTTTGTAAGGCAGTGTAAGATAAGGGTATCTTATCAAAATACACTTTTATGGCTACACCACGATTCAATAGCGACGGAACACCCCGCAAACGAGTAAAAGCTTCGGCTCTGACAGAAAAAGGGATAAGCAAAATGTCCGACACTATTAAGGCAAAAAGGATGGGGCTAGGTATGACCCAAGCCGAATTTACTGAGTGGATACTAAAAGAAGGCCGGCGATTGGGATTACCTGGCACAGAATTTTCTGGGGGAGCGGTTCAAAACTGGGAGCTAAAAAATATCGCTAGTTGCCCTGATCTAGGGAATATGCGATTACTAGCTGCTGTATTTGGTCTTGATACAGATTCTTTTGTGAATTATCTTAATGGCGACTGGCCAACAATTCAGGATTTTCTAAAAGATCCAATCAATCAAAAAAAGGATTGTGTTAAAAATCCTAATTTAGTTCCCGAACTTTTTCAGGAAGCTGATACTCAAGTTAAAGCAAAGCTTGTAATTAAAGAAGTTGAGTCTCTTTACTTAAAGCTAGATGAGTTACAGAAGATGATTAAAGAGATCGATCTAGAAGATGTGAAAGCTTTTCTGTGTTCTGCCCCAAAGGATTTACAGAAAGAAGTTTACCAATATTTACAGGATAAACTGATCGGAGCATAACAGAAAAAACAGAGGGTTAACCCTCTGTTTTTTATTGTAATCTAGCTTAATCTAACTTAGATAGTAAAGTTTCAATTGTCATTATCGCATTCCCCGCCGCTACACATCCGTCTTGAGAAGCTAAAAGCGACAAATCTAAAAGCATTAGTTTAAAAAAGACTGTTTTTTCTTCTTTGCTAGAAAAAGGAAAAACTGCATCACCGACTGCATCTGTTAGTTTTTCGGCCATTAGTAGAATTTCGGGGTTGAGTGCATTTTTTTGGTTCATTGTTTTTTCCAGTTTAGATAGCAGGGTTTCAATCGCTTGGAATGCAGTTCCACACCAGCTTGTCATGTGGATATTAAGCCTATAGCAATTGTAGAGGCTTGTGAGCATTTGCTCAAAAATATCTTCTTGATCTCCTCTTTCTAAAGAAGCAAATATTTCTTTACCAACTGCCTCTGTTAGTTTTTGGGATAGCAGTTTAATTTGAGTTTTTGTACGTGCATGATTTTGGCTCATCGTTTTTTAATTTATTTAGCAATTTCTAACCGATAACTGACAACTAATCTTATAATCTCTCTACAAAATCAATAACTTTTTCCCATAACTCTTTGGGAAAGTCCACACTCATTGTATCATCATCTGTTTGCCTCGCATTCCCTTCGGTTGCTAAAGTCATTAGTAGATATTTAACTTCTTTAGCTTTCGGAGTAAGCTTAATTGGTTTTGGCTCCGTTTCGTCGCTAGGTTTTACACTCTTATCGGAGTCTAAAAAGGTTGGATTTTTAGACTCTATAAAGTTGGCTGTTACCGATTCGACTAATTCCCCAGTGGCTTTTATTTTTCTTTCTTCTGCTATAGCTACAGTTTCCAAAAGAACATTTTCTTTTTCTGAGAGCGTCAGATCATTTTTCCTTACAAGGTTGTGTAAAGTCGTTTCGGATACTTTACCTTCGATTGCTTTTAATGTCCGATTAGACATCGAGGAAATCTCTAAAGTTCGGTCATATTCTGATTTTTTCCATCCTGTTTTTTCGCAAAACTGTTGGCAGGACTGTTCTTCAGTTAAGCCTTCTAATGTATCCTCGTGTAAATGCCGTCTAATCAATTTTGCCTTATCGTACACTGATAACTTTTGGCTGTCAGTGCCGTAGGAGAGCATTTGATACTCTAAATCACGGACGGTCAGACCTGATGCTAGAGGCTTAATAATTGCCAAAACATTAGGAACAATAATCTCTTGAGAGGCTAAAAGCAACCAAGCTAATACCCTTCGATGCCCGTCCATAGGAAACAGTCGATCACCATCGGCTATTAGATGTAAGGGTTGGTAAATTACTCTTGATGCCAGTATTTTATCGGCTAATTCTTTGATCAATTCCAAGTCGTAGGTAACACGGGTATTCCATCCGTTTTCCCCTGAGATGGACTCAATTAAGTCTTGACTAAAAGTTAAATGGGTTTCGCTAGGTAGGACGCGCATTTTGCCGTCGTCATGTATTCCTATTCTCGGCCCGATAAAATCACCATTAGCCAGTCTAAAAGAAATTAGTCGGGGATCGATCACTATTAACTCCCGTGCAGAGCCATAGGCTCTGATTTTGTCTCTTGATTTTGCGCTCATTTTGTTACTCTTCGGTTGTGATTGGGTTGTAAGCTAGTCCCCAGATGTGAGACGTTCCGTATATTTCTTTATAATCACCCTCTACTACAAAATTAGAGGCTATAGCGATAGCTTCCATAAACAAGTTAGCATCCTTTTTCAACTGTTCAGGGATAGGAACATCTGTCTTACAAAAAACAAGAAATAACCACACCCAAAATGTTATTTTCTTTGTAATAGATTGATTCCAATCGTAATTACCAAGAACAAGACAATCCATTATATTGTTCTTGATTGCGGATTTATAAAACAGTTCTAAATAGTCTAATTTAGGATTCTGTTTCACTTCTAATAGTAAAGCATCAACGTATTGTTTAGCTTCGGTAGGCAAGCTATTGTATTTTCTCTGAACTAGCATTGCGCGTTGAATGTCCATTGGTTTACTCCTAATGGTTTTTAAGTGAATTACTTTTATCGTCTAACAAAACGCTAGGATCGGCGCTGGGAAAAGAAAAAATAGTTAGCCACGGACACTGATAAAAAACCGCTTGCCACGAAACCACGGAAAATACTTCCAGTATTTTATTGGCCTTGCTATTAACCGATATTGTTGTCCTAAAAAGATAAAATCCGTCATGTCATCTTCTGGAGATCGGAGCATTTTGATTATTTTGAAAACTGGGAACACAGACGTTGATTTACTCCTAATAAGTTGCTGATAACTGACAACTGACGACTGGCAACTAATTAAAAATCTTCACTGAAAAGTTCACTAGGATCAATAATTTCACTAAAAACTTCTATTGCTGGCTTTTGCCTTGCGTCTATAGCTTTTTTCAGGAGGTCGGCTAATTCTTTTTCGGAACTAGCCTTATTGGCTATTTGTTCTGCTTCTGATTGAGGCAATCCTTGATTTACGGCCCAAGTAATCCCTGCTTGTTTGCGATCAGGGTTGAGCATTTTTGCGTTTCCCGTTGACGCAGGAGTTAGAGTTCTGGTAGGTTCTACATTTCCCGTAAATTGCTGAAAAGCTTTTGTTTCGATTATTTGCAATACTTGAGAAGCACTATTAGGGTGAACACGGATCGATAAAAGACTAAAAGTCTTTCGTCCCCTTTTTCCGTCTGCTTGGGGATAAGATAGCTCTCTTGCCCCGCGTTCTAACAGAAAAGGGATGCCAATCAAACTACCAGCCGATGTTTCAATAGCTAGTAGTTGCTCTGTTAGTCCGATAATATCCCACTTTGAATGGGTTTCGACTTCAAAGTATCCTAGTTCACCTAATTTAGGCAAGACAACTTGTAATCGACCGACTTGCTTGCATTTACACCCTGAATAGCTTCCGTCAGGGTTTTGTTGACGTTTGCACGGGATAGGATTAGTGGCAATCATTTTGCCAGCTTGTTGGTAGATATGTTGCTTTTCTTCGTCACAACGAGAAACTAATCCCGTAGCTCCCCAATCTTCCATCCAACAAGGAAATACCTGATCCGTATAACGAAAAGGTAACAAGCAATCTAATTGCTTTGGTTCTTTCCCGTAAATAGCGGTAAATTTTTCGTTGATTCCTTGAATATCAGAATCAATGCGAAAATATTCTAAATCATCTCCGCTTATTAGAGTGCCAGGTCTTTTAGGGTTTTCTTTTTTTTCTCCCCCTTTGCGAATTTTCCCTAGCAGAGGAAATCGGGCTTGTCTTGTTGTCAAGGATTTTATAGGCATTGTTTTTACTCCTAGAAAGGAAGGTTGCTCTGTGATTCAGAATAAATAGATGATGGAAACTCATCTATTTCTTTACCAGCAAAATACTTGATCACACTTGGGCAAGTGACACCATGAGCCTCTGTTACTTCCAGAAGTTTCGACATAACCACTTGCTGTGCTTGATTTACAAGAAATTCATAGCAAGCATCAGCATCTTCGCCGTCTTCTGGTTTTCCATGAATATTTATACTCACATTCACAGACTCAAAATTACCGAGATTGACTTTCTGAGTGTAATCTACCGAGATATGGGTGATAAGCATCTATCTTCTGAAACTCGATTAATACAATCTTATAGTAAATTACTAGAATTGTCAAGCATTTTTAAGAAAAAAACCTTACAAAAAAATTACAAAAAGATAATAGTACAAAAGAACTAAGTTATTATCGTTAATAGATTGTAGATAAGGGTATCTACAATGGAACTATTGATATATATAGGTTTCAGACTTTGTTCATGTTGTTAACGCTATCCCCCAATATTATTTTTTGTGTTCTTATTACTGAGGCTGTCTTCCCCTTTTACCCTATTTTCTTTTTTTTCTCTATACGACATCAACGACATCAACAAAGCCTAAAACCTAGACAGGGTAAAGATTTCGATTGTTAATAACCCTATCTACAATCGAATTACAATCTAACTTCCCACCATTTCTTGCTAATATTAAAGGGCAATGCAGCGAATTTCAACGAGAGGAACGGAAACAAGCGTTTAGAAAAGCTGAACGCTTTGTTACAAATGCTAGTGAGCAAGGTGGTGTCACTCCAGAAACACAACCGCACTCATTTCAGCGCCCGTGTGGATACTGAAATTCGCAGTGGTCTTACCTTTATCCCTTTGCCTTAAACAGAATGACAACGATACTTAGAAGAGTACAACAATTTTTAGACTCTGGCGATAGTGATAACGCTAGAGAAGAAATTGATAGAGCTTTCGGCAATCTGAGAAGGGTGGATAGTCATGTTAGAGAGTTTGCCGCTCTGTTAGCACTGGGATCGATCGAAGCTTCAGAAATCGGATTAGGAGTATTGGGACGCAAGCTTCTACAGAATGACAGCGAGATTAATAATGAGGTTATTTGGTTATTTATTGCGTCAATTTTATCTCGCGATAGTATTCCCTCTGATAGTCCATCTAGAATCAGCCTACTTGTTCTTACCGCTTCTGTCAATAGTTGGGAATTACCAATTTTTGCGCTTCTTACCCCTGCCCTCGACGCTTTTTTTAAAGTTAGTCTTGCGGACGGAACCCCTTTAATTGCCGAACAAACTCTCGATTTTTTGACCACTTGGGGAAGAATTTATGCTAAAGCACCTCATGTCAAAACGCAGCTTCAAGAACTTCAATCTCTTAGTAATAATCTATTAGAGCAAGTAGATGACTCAGGGTTAAAAGCTGAATGGTCAGAGGGAATTAATATATTTTTTGAAGAAGCCAGCACAACCAAATATTCAGATAGTAATGTTTTTTCTCCATAAAGCATCAACGGTATCAACAAACCTTGAAACCTAGTCAAGGTAAAGGTTTCGATTGTAGATAAGGTTATTAACAATCGAATTACAAAAGAACAGAAGATATACTTAGCATATTTAAATTAAATACTGCTATCTGCTTAGACGATCGTTGCTAGTGATTCTTTAAAAGGCACTGGATAGCTTGAATTTTGAAAAACCCGTACTGTGTAAGCCGATTGGATTGATCCCCAATCGGCTATCTGTTGCGATTCTGTGTAAACGACGCTTCGGGCCGACGATACTGACCATTCTCGTTTTACCGTCGCCCCGTCGTAAATTCTGACTACATAGCTGTCTAACTCTCCTGCTGCGTAAGCAATGTCGATATAGTCGATCCAACGACCATTTAACCGCGTCCGTCGATACCAAGTAATAATTAAATCGTTATTATCTTTTTCGCCTCTTACAGCACAAGGGAAAGGCTTTAATCCTTCTAAGGTGATTGTGTGAGAGACTTCTTCCTCTATATCAGTTTCAAGCAGTCCATTAGGGACTACTTTTAATAAATATTCTCGATTAATATCAGAAAGGTTTAAGGGGAATCGAACTAAATAATTAGTTAGTAACACAAATTTTTCCCCTATTATATGCTTAGAGATAGCTGGTTCAGTTCCTTTGACTCCACGAATTGTATATGAAATATCAAAGGTTAAAGGATTGCTGGACACAATAGTAGCATTTTTAAAAGCTATAATTTCTCCGGTAGAGAACCAGCCTAATTGTTTGCCCGATAGAAATGTTTCAAGAGTAACTGGCTCTAATTGCCCTGAATTCATGCTTACTCGTATCCAATTTAAATCATCAATAAAATTAGGAGAAGCGTTGTTAAAATTTGGGGAGAAGCTTAATACAGTACCAGTTACGCTGTTGACAACATTGCCAACAGCAAAATCGTAGCTTGATCCGTTGTCATCAGAATAAAATAATGCTCCTTTGCTAAAACTAGAGTTACCTTCAATTGCCACATAAATTCCTATGTCTGTATCTCGGCTATTAACTATTGGGCATTCAATAGGAATAGCGTTAGCGCGTCCGTAGGGACGAGGAGTGTTATTGTCTGGCGGAAATTCGTTATCTATAGGAATATCTGGTAAATATCCTACTCCTTGAAATCGAGTAGCTTCAATTTCAATTAAATAATTTACGCCTCTTACTTTTTTGGTGATTTGCATCAATTCCTGATGATAATTGTTATTATCATTAGTAAAAATTACATCCCCAACTTTCAGATTTTCCCATGCTGGCAATAAAAACATTTTTGAAAAAGTTTTTGATTGCGTTTTCCCTAAAAAAAGAATTTTTGAGGCAATATTCATGAAAAACATATCTATATCTATTAGCTTAGTTTGAAAACTAAGCTCGTTTGTGTGAGTATCTGATGGGTCTTTAGCTACTGCGGTAATAGTTTCATAATTTTTTAAAACATTTAGCCCAGATACTGTAACGGCACTAGGGGTTTCTCTAAAATGAGTCAGTTTTTTTTCATTAAGGTCAATAGGATTTTCTCCAAATTTTTTAGACCCAAAAGAGCTTTTAGGGATAAAAATAGGATTAGATGATTGTTCTTGTCTTTTAAAAATTATTTTATCTTTTGGCTCCCTTGCGACAATAAAAAAAGCTCTCATAAGTTCTTCCAACTGATCAGCAAAAGATGTCCCATCAAACAATAAATCAAATCCTTGAATTCGGTAATCATCAGGAATGTCAGTCACATCAATTTGATCGTCTGTTCTACCAGCTAATTTACAAATAGTTTTCAAAATATCTTTTATTTTTGGATTGTCTCCACTTTCTCCAATCACCTCAATATCAATAGTAGGAAATCCAGTGCCGTCATAGTTAGCAATCGGATAATTATCGAAAATTAAAAAAGACATTCCAGTAAAAGCAGGTACTGGGTTGGATTCTTTTGACTGAATTACTGACGATGGCGTAGTTTGATTGCCAGTATAAATAGTTGTATGCTCAATAAACTTTAGGCTTTTTTCGTCGTTAGTTTCGGAATTGTAAACAAGAACGCTGTTCATCCAAACTCGCCTAACAGAGCCAATTCTTCTAGCAATTGGATAAGCGGCTGTCAGAAAATAAGTGTAAACTTCGGTAGTTTGCCCACCACCACCACCTTTTCCCCCTTGTCTTTCGGTCGTGACGACTTCCTTAAGGGGAATCCCCCACATCATAGTTAGCCCTTCTTTCCTCACCTTTCCAAAAGGATAGGATAGGCTTCTGCCGTATTCAGCATCGGGAACACCAGTATCCTCAATTTTTCCTTTTTGTTGGGTAGGAGGTTTAGGAGCAAATAGAGATAATAATAGGTTAGCTCCGATTCCTATCGCTACGGGAATGAGAAAATTAGCCACGGCTTTTTAAAAGATAGTATTTTCTCTATTCTAATAGGTTGAGCAGGAATCGAACCTACCTAAGACGAATTATGAGTTCGTTGCCTTAACCGCTCGGCCATCAACCCTTGACCTATTTAGGAAAAAATAAAGTAGGAGAGATATTAAAAAAATCGGCTAATTTTTGAACGTGAATATCTGTTATCTCTCGCTGTCTATCAAAAATATCATCTAGGATTGATTGATCCTCAAAAATAGATAATAAGTCTTGCTTTTGCAAGTTCTTTAGTTCTAACAAAAATTTCAATAGCTCAACTCCATAAATATCAGGTATTGGCTCTTGATTTTCCTCATACTCATAAATCAAAGTCCCTAAAACACTTAAATACTCCCTTTCTTCTATTGTCAATTGAATTTTATCTGATATGATTTTATCTAAAAAAGAACTGATAACTCTTTCCGTGTTTTCTAGCTCTTCCTTGTCGTAAATAGGACGAGGAGGGTATTGTTTTAATAATTCTAAGTATTTATTTGTATCAAACATAGTGTGACTGTAATCGCTGTAACTTTTTATCATAGGTCAAGTCTTTGATTTTGTCAATATGTTTGATTTTAAGTGGGTTGGGCTGGATTTGCACCAGCGTGGAATTAAATCTACAGATTTACAGTCTGTCGCCTTCGACTACTCGGCCACCAATCCTTGTTTAAATTTATCTTACTATAATTCTTAATGCTTGTCAATCATATTGGTTTTTGATTTTCTTGATTCTTTTGAGATTCTTGCAAATTAAGAAGTTGAAGCATTGCTTCTCCTGCGTCTTTACGCGCCATGCTACAAGTCCAGAGTCTTTGTTCATTGCGCTTGATAATGATAATTTCTGTATTAGAAACTAAACAAACTAAATCATTTTTCTGTTTTATTAGTTGATTAATGGCTTCTAATTTTTGCTTTTGTTCTAATTCAGAAACGGGTTGAAGTTTTTCTCCATACTCTTGTGTAGAGAAAATAACGGCTAACATAGGATTTTCTAACCCCAGAAATTGAGGGCGAATAATCTGCCAACTGAATTCACCATCAGGCTCTAATTCTCGATTCCAAATATCTAAAAAGGCTTGTAAATAGCTTTCTAATCCTTTTTGAGTTTGACGGTTTTTATTAATATCACTGAAAAGTCCTTGATGCTGTTGAGGATAGTTTTCAACAGGTTTTACTGACTCACTGTCTTGAATAGATCAAGAATGACAAAAATTAAATGGAACCATAAAGGGCATATTGTTTGCTATCAAGATATTAGGAAAGTTTAATAATTTGTTACAGATTAACTATATTAGATTTATTCTCTGTAAAAATTAAGATTACACCAAAAGGAATCTTTCCAAAAATTTATCAATTGTATATTTTTTTCAGCTATTAATTTTCGCCAAAGACGAAAATTCTCAAAAAAGTTATACCATCCAAAAGGGACATCAACAAAAATACTATCTAAAATGATAAGTAGATACCTCTCGACAAAATTGCGTATTGTTAAGATTAAAGAACGTGGTTTTATTTCCATTTCTTTTAGTTCCGCTTTGGTTAATTT